TAAACGGTTCGAACATTTACTATAAGTCTGGGCAAGTTAAGCACAACCTTCGAGGCGAGACTCTTCACAGAACAATAATTGACGAGATGCGCGATCAACCACCCGAACTCTACAAGCAAGTCATTCGACCCATGCTTGCAACCACGGGTGGCGGCGTTGACTTCCTTGGAACTCCAAACGGGTTTGATTTGTTTTGGGAATTAGCAATCAAAGCTCAGCAAGACACCGAGGGTAAGTGGGATTTCTTTCAGTCTCCTAGCACATGTAACCCCTTGTTCACCCAGGAAGAATTCGAAGAGCTGAAGAGTGAAATGAGCGAGGGAGAATTTGCTCAAGAGATCCTGGCGGAGTTCCGAGAAATAAATCGAGGCAGCGCCTACCCCTCTTTCGGCCAGAGCAATCAGGTCCTCATTAGTCCTCATGCGCGGGTGGCAGCGTGCGTGAATGGCCAAGATGGTGGCGCTGTCTCATCCCTCGAGACCGTAGTTAATCCTTACCTTCCCATCCATCTCGCAGCCGATTGGAATGTTACCTACATGGGCTGGGTTCTTTCACAATTTCGTCACGGCGTGGGGCACTACGCCTTCGACGAGATTTACCTCGAGAGATCACACACGCAGGAGGCGGTCGACTTATTTATTCACAAGTTCAGGTCATACGAGGCAGAGCTTGGGAAGTGGAGAGCTGACCCAATGGTTCACATCATTGGGGACTCAACCGGGAAGTCTCAGAAGACTTCTGCCGGTGGGGCAACTGACTTCACAATCTTAGAGACCGCTTTGAAAAAAGCCGGGATCACGTTCAGAAACCTAACGCCAACGGTTAACCCGCTCGTTAAGGACAGAGTCAATACCCTTAACGCGAGATTGAAGGCAGCCGACGGCAGCGTGAACGCCTGGGTCAACCCGAAAAGATGCCCGAAGCTGACGCGTGACCTTCAGCGAGTTACTTGGAAACTGAATGCGTCCGGTGCTATTCTCGATCAGACAACAGACCCATCTCTTACCCACTTGAGTGACGCATGGGGATATGACATCTGCACTACTAATCCGATAGATAAGGTCAAGGATGTGGGGTCTCTGAGAATCGTAAGGCGATGAAAAAAAAACCGGCTACGATCAATCCAGCTTACCGGGAGTTCGTGAGGGCGAAGAATAACGCCCTTGAGTTGATCCTGGACGCTCACCTGATCGATCTTTCCAAGGTCTTGGGGCGTTTCCTCGGGCAAGCTGAAGACGCGATCTCAACGGCGGCCTTGAAGTGTCAGGGCCATTTCTTCGACGCCATCGGGGTGAGAGCCGAGCAAGAGTTCACTGCCAAGCTTAAGAACGCTCAGAGAGACATCATCCCCGCCCTAGCTCAAACCATCATTAACTTAAGTCGCAAAAGCTATTTACTCAGCTATGCTTCCGAAATGGAGGCGCTCGCCCAAGCCATGGGGAAGCGGATCAAGTATGGCCGCCCAGGGTCTCAGACCGCCCATCTCGGCTCTCAGGACGAGCCCATTCATGCTCGAGCTGAACTCGCCCTCTGGAGAGTCGAGGAAAAGATCATTGGAGCCTTTAAGCTCGCCCGCATTCAAGAGCTTCCGACTCTAGAATTTATCGACAAGGTGAAGTCTGTGTTCCCAAGGAAGGCAAAGCTTCCGAACCGAAACACCGCTCTTCTGCAACCAAAGTTAAAAGAATCTGCGGGAGATTCTCAAACCGTAAAGGGAGTAAGCTATTCCACCGGATTGATTACGAATGAGGAGTGGAGCGGAATCTTAGACAGCTACGAGCGTGGGCTCGAGATGTATCAATATCGAAAGCCAGAGGTGGCCGGAGAAAAGATTTACCTACCCTCCGAAGATGGAGAAGCCTATCTCTGGGAGCTTGAGCAAGAGGCGACTCAAAACTTTGTATACGAGGTCAGGGCCGGCTCGAAAGACTCAGCGGAATTTGCCGGAATAAAAGACTTCGTTTGGGTCGCGATCATGGATGACAAGACGGACGAGTGCTGCGCTTGGCGAGATGGATTGACGGTCACCGAGATCGAACATAGGCTAAGTACAGACAAAAAGGATGATGATTGCCAAGCTTCAACTGTCCCAGCGCATTTCAATTGCCGATGCGACATGGTGCCTTTGTCTGAAAATGTTAACGAAGTCTCCCCGCCTGGCGGTGAAAGGTTTGACGAATGGCTCAGAAGCTGAAGAAACCCGAGCACACACGAGTGATTCATAAGTCGGCTCCATTTCGGGATTCCGATTACCATATCGACGATCGATTCATTCCTTTCGACGGAAACCCAATGAACGCCCACTCCATCGGAGAAATGATTGAGTGCGTATCAAAAGGAAAAGCAGAAATAGAAGCTCGCCTCCTCTGCACGGATAATAGCTTTAAGAAAATCCCAGACGCTAAGAAATTTCTCGAGTCACTTAAGAATAACGAAAAGAACTCAAAGTTGAGAGAGGCTTACGACGCGTTTGGCTATGATGATTGCCGTGGAGGGAATGACTACGGCCATGAGTCCATTCCTCTTATCGGCGGACCGTTCTACAAGCAGCTCTATTACTATGACTACATTCGGATGCACAACCTCTCGTTCTATGCATATCACCATGACCCGATGGCTCGACTCATCGTCAGTACGATCGTCGAGTTCACAATGGGCCGTGGTTTCCGGGTCGATATTGAGGACAAGCTGGAACTGGCTATGTGGAGAGCTTTTGAGGAGGCGAACGACATCCAATCCCTCATGCTCCAAGTTGCTCGAGAGATTTCAATCTATGGCGAGGAAATGCTTTGGTGGCTTCCGAATCGGGACACAAAGATTCAATTCAGAGTTCAGCCGGGTCAAGAGGCTCAAAAAGGAATTATCCCCCGCGTGCGAACGCTAGACCCATCCTCCATTTGGGATATCATCACTTACCCGGAAGACATTACCCGAGTGATCGCATATCAAATGGTTAGCCCAACTCAGTATCAAACCTATACGGCTAGTGACGGCGGTCACCCCGTTCCTGGGTCTAAGTTCATGTATCAGCAAATTCCAGCCGAAGAAGTGGATCACTTCAAGGTTAATTGCGTGAGCAATGAGAAGCGGGGACGGTCTGACCTGTTTCCAGTTCTCGGGTACTTGAAGCGCCTGAGAGACTCGGTGAACTATTCAATCATTGCTCTTCAGAAACAATCCGCATGGTGCATTGACACTCAGATTGATGGATCTCCCGAGGATATCGACGCCTACGTTTCTAATTTAAACGAGCAGCTCGCAATGCCTAATCCAGGAGGAGAGTTTGTTCACTCCGAAAAGGTCACTCGAACGTACTTAAATAACGCTGGATCGAATCAAGGTGGGTCAGATGCCTTCGAGTGGTGCATGAGCATGATCGCGGCTGGAACTGGAATCCCGATTTCGTACTTCGGAATTCATCTATCGGGAGGACAGACCCGCGCGAGTGCACTGGTGGCAACCGAACCAGTCGCCAAAAAGTTCCAGCTTCGTCAGGCGGTTTATGAGGGTATAATCAAAAAAATGGCCAAAAGGCTTGGGATCAAGTCGCCTATCGAGGTCACATTCCCCGAACTGATCGTTCAAGACAGGTCCGCAAAGCTGAAGGACTTGGCCTTGGCCGAGACCCAGGGATGGATCTCTAAGTCCCGAGCGGCTGAAATTGCAGCGAAAGAGCTTCACATTACTGATTTCAAGTTCGATGACGAACGGGTTGAAATGGGACAGGAGCAGCAAGGCCAAAATCCGGAAAACCAACCCCTAACAGGCCCCGCTCAAATCCCAAGCGGACAACCGAAGACATCGGGCGTCTCATCCGAAGATCGAAGGAGTCTGGCAGATGCCGAAAGAGCCGGAAACGTTTGAAACGACTCAATCTCAATGGGAAGTCGACGATCTTATCGACAACCCAGGTAAGTACGGCCTTCCCACTTTTCAGGAGTTCGCGAAGAACCCAGCGAAATGGAAGCAGGGGGTCGAAGAATTGTTCGAGATAGTTGATCGCGGTTCGACACAATTAAATCGCTTGATCATAAAGCATGAGTACAGAATACTAGGTTACAAGTGCAAGACTCTCGAAGAGGTTCAGCGGATCATGAATGCTGAGGGGGTCTCTCTCAACGATTGTGAGATCAAGGGCGACCTAAAAGAAGAATCAGCTGGAAAATTTAAAGTGGTTGTGGACTTTGTGCCGAAGAACAAAATGAATGTCACCTAAAATGCGCGTTGGCCGTGGGGCCACCCTCAGAGAGCAGTTAATTAGTCTCGGAATCGCCCAAGAATCATATCAAAAACCTATGGAAAATAATATCGACCCCTCGAAGGGCACGGTTACTCGTCCGCCAGAAGGCGGGATCAAGTCCGATCATTGGTTCTGGGCTTCAGTCTCAACCGTCGCAACAAAGCCTCCGATGGAAGAGAAATCAGAGGATAGAGTTAAGCTTTTGACTCCATCTGACACTCAAACCGATATCGGCCAGATTCTTACGGATCATCCGGGCATCTCTGGCCCAACGTTTTACAATCTGCTTAAGAGCAAAGGGTGGAAGTTCGTGGCTCCCGAGTTTCAAAATGAAGCTGACGCGTCGAGTGCTCAGCCATCCGCCATCTTGGCTGGAGACAAAAAAAAGGAGTCCTCTGCTCCCCGCAGAACAATGACCTTTCGAGCCAGGTTCTTGGAAGCCACCCCTCGAGGGGACACTGCCAAACAAGGTCTATCCTTCCGGTGCGTTCTTATTCAAGAGGGTCTCGGAAACCCAAGAGACGCCTACTATTACTCGAAAGAGTCTCTCGTATCAGCAATCCCAATCTTTGAGGGTAAGAAAATCTATGCAGATCATCCATCCACAGTTGAAGAGCGGGTAAGGCCAGAAAGATCCATTCGAGATGTTCTCGGTCATTTCGAGAACATAAGCGTCGAAGAAGTAGACGGAGCGTCCCGGTTGGTTGGCGACGTTAAGATTCTTCCTGATCAATCTTTCGAATGGGCGCGCGCCATCATGAGGCATTCATTAGACTATGCGGCTAAGTATCCAGATAAAGACTTTGTTGGCCTTTCTATCAACGCTGGCGGGGATGCTAAAGAGAAAACCATGAAAGAGGCTCTATCATTAGCGCCTGATGCTGTTAAAGTTAGGTTGAAGCAAGCGGAGTCGGAAGGTCTTGAAAGGGTTCGATGGGTTTCAAAGATCACTGAGGCCGTCTCTTGTGATCTGGTCACCGAGGCAGGAGCTGGAGGCAAAATTACCGCCATGCTCGAGGCAGATAAACCAAAACAGGAAAAGCACATGGATAAGGAA